AGCGGAGCATACGGAGCTTAACGGCAAACAAGGCTTGATAGAGAAGTACCTTGAAACTTTATTGCCTCCTGACTGGGAAAACCGGGACCTTGAAAACAGGCTTATGTACTTAAGCGGCGGCTTCGGAAGTGAGGAAAAAGGGACGGTGCAGAGAGACCGAGTTTGCGCGATAGAAATTTGGCAAGAGCTTTTTAAGGGCGACCCGAAAACTTTTACGCAGGCGCAGGCTCGGGAGCTTAACGGAATATTGAGAAGGCTGCCAGGCTGGAAAAGCCGGAGCTCCGCCGATTGCGGAAAATTATACGGCCGGCAGCGCGCTTTTATGCGTATTTATGAGGAGCTGGATTGAGGAAAAAGCCCTTGATAAGGATGTAGCACTCCATAAAAGCGAAGTGCTACTCTGCTACAAGTGCTACTTTTACTAATTTCAGGAGGTGCTTTTATGTTAGAAAGTTCATTCGAGAAAACCGTATGTAAATGCATAAAATTATGCGGCGGACGAGCTTTTAAGTGGGTAAGCCCTGGTTGTCTGGGGGTGCCTGACCGCATTTGTTTATTTCCTGGGGCGCGTGTCGTATTTATCGAGGTGAAGCGGCCTGGCGAAAAAGACGGTTTGAGTCCGAGGCAAAGAAAAATGGCCGATTTATTACGGTCCTTTGGCTTTGAAGTATGGAGGATAAGCGATAAGCAGGAATTACTTTTCAGATTAAGGAGTTTAGGTTATGAGATATGAGCCTTATTATTATCAGGATTACGCAGAGCAGTTTATTTTAGAAAATCCAGAGGCCGGCCTCTTTTTAGATATGGGCATGGGCAAAACGGCGATAACCTTGTCGGCAATAGAAAAACTAGCGCGGGATTATTTTGACGTCGTTAAGGTACTGGTTATAGCGCCATTGAAGCCGGCTAAAGAAACATGGCCGGTCGAATTAAAGAAGTGGGATAACCTCAAAGGCTTAAAGGCTTCTTTAGTAATCGGCACGGAAAAGGAACGGGCAGCCGCTCTTTCTGCTGATGCCGAAATTTATATCATTAACCGCGAGAACGTTCCGTGGCTTGTGAACTTATACCGCAAGCGCTGGCCTTTCGATATGGTTGTGATTGACGAGCTTTCGTCGTTTAAATCAAGTAAAGCGATTCGTTTCAGGGAATTGAAAAAAGTCCGTAAGTATATAAAGCGAATCGTCGGTTTAACCGGCACCCCGTCGCCGAACGGCCTGCTTGATTTATGGGCGCAGGTCTATTTACTTGACGAGGGGAAGGCTTTAGGCAAAACGATAACCGGATACCGTGAGAAGTATTTTCTTCCCGACAAGCGGAACGCGACGACGATTTTTTCATGGAAGATAAAGGACGGAGCCGAGGAGGAAATTTACAAGCGGCTTGACGGCGTTTGTATAAGCATGAAAACCTCGGATTATTTACAGCTTCCCGAGCGGCTAACTATTCAGCATGAGGTGGAATTGCCGTTAAAGGTTATGGAGCAATACCGGCAGCTTGAGCGCGATATGCTGCTGCCATTTTCCGACGGCGATATCGACGCGGGCACAGCGGGCATATTGACAAATAAGCTCTTGCAGTTAAGCGGTGGCTCTGTATATGATGAAAATGGCGGCGTTAAGGATTTTCATGATGAAAAACTTAATAAGCTTGAGCAGTTGATCGAAGAGGCTAACGGCCAGCCGGTTTTAGTCTTTTATGCCTATAAGCATGAACGCAATAAAATACTCGCCCGATTCCCGCAGGCTGTTGACGTGAAAGAGGATACTGCGGTCGCAAAATGGAATGACGGGGATATTCCTATATTGCTGGCACACCCGGCAAGCGCGGGGCATGGGCTTAATCTTCAATTCGGCGGTCACATAGCAATTTGGTATAACCTGACTTGGAGCCTGGAGCTGTACCAGCAGGCAAATAAGAGGCTCCACCGTATGGGGCAAAATGAAACGGTGTTGATTCATCATATCCTAACGGCCGGCACTCTCGACTCATATATTCTTAATGTCGTACTGGCCGGAAAAGAGCAAACGCAGGAAGCTTTAATAGAAGCATTGAGGGCGAGAATAAAGGAGGTACTTGCAGCGTGAGACTGGCAAAAAAACAATTAACGAATATATCCAGGGACCCGAAAGCATTTTTGAATCGGGCGTATCGGACCAATGAGCGTATCACGGCGAAACGTGAACGTATTGAGTCTTGGCGTCAACTCGCCGAATCCATCACAGCTCCGATTAACGACATGCCATCAGGAGGCTCGGGGCCGTCAAAGCTCGTTGAAACAAGCGTATGTAACATCGTTGACCTTCAAAACGAACTTAAAGACGAGATTTGGGAGCTTGTCGAGACACAACGGGAAATCGGGTTTGCGATTCAGGAGCTTGTAGATGACCCGACACATAAGACTTTACTTGAATTACGGTATCTCAACTATCTTAAATGGGAGGAAATCGCGGTGCGGCTTAATATTACTTTCCGCTGGACCATGACGCTACATAAAAGAGCTTTAAAAGAAATTTCGTCGAAAGCGCTCTAATTCACGTAGCTATTGCGATATTATATAAAATGAGATTTTGGAATGCAAGAGCATTTCAATATCAAACTTTAGAAGCTGAGCGCTGGTTAGGGTTATCCCGGCTGGCGCTTGACTTATGTTAATTATCGGCAGTGATTATACAAGGGAGGCGGTGATTGTGGCTAAGTTAACAGATAAGCAAAAGCTCTTTATAACTGAATATCTGGTTGACTTAAACGCCGCCCAAGCCGCAATTAGAGCCGGGTATTCCAAAAAAACTGCCCCGTGGATTGGGGCGGAAAACCTTAAAAAACCTCAAATCCAAGCCGAAATTCAGGCAAGGCAGGAGAAAATACGGGATAAGCTTGAAATCTCACAGGAAAGAATCATACAGGAGCTCGCTGCTATCGCGTTTGCGAACGGCTCGGATTTTGCGGAAGTCGTAGAGTCTGAAAGCGACGGCCTTTTTCAGTCTGTCAAATTCAAGGCAACCGAAAAGCTCCCGGTTGAAAAGCGTTCGGCCATATCGAGTATAAAGTCGGGTTCGGCAGGCATGGAGGTTAAGACGTATGACAAGCTGAAGGCTATGGAGCTTCTTGGTAAATACCTCGGCTACCTCGACGGAAACGGCGATAAAGGTAAGGCTACTTCTTTGGCCGATACGATTATGGACGCCTATGCGAAGCGGAAGGAGGCTGACGAGAAATGATAAGCTCCGACGCTATTTTATATTACGCTGACCGGCCGGTTTACTTTGTAGAGGATATTCTACATGTGACGCCGGACGCCGAGCAGGCAGCAGTCCTTCAATCGGTCGCGGATAATTCCATGACGAGCGTACGGTCAGGGCACGGCGTCGGTAAAAGCGCGGTCGAAGCCTGGACGGCTATATGGTTTATGGCGACTCGGCCGTTTCCTAAAATCCCGTGCACCGCTCCGACACAGCACCAGTTATTTGATATACTTTGGGCCGAGATAAGTAAATGGCTGCGGCATAATCCGGCGCTTGAGCAAGAGTTTGTATGGACTCGTGAGAAAATCTATCTTAAAGGTTATCCCGAAGAATGGTTTGCGGTTGCACGTACCGCGACTAAGCCGGACGCCTTGCAAGGCTTCCATGCCGATAACGTTCTCTATATTATAGATGAAGCGTCCGGCGTAAGTGACCGGATATTTGAGCCGGTACTCGGCGCGCTCTCCACTCCCGGCGCTAAGCTTTTAATGTGCGGAAACCCGACGCAGCTAAGCGGATTCTTTTACGACAGCCACCATAAAAACCGTGCGTCTTATGCCTCACATCATATTGACGGCCGTAAGTCCTCGCGAGTTGATAAGGCGTTTGTCGAGAAGATTATCAATATGTACGGTTTAGACAGTGATGTCTTTCGCGTCCGCGTAGCGGGCGAATTTCCGAAGCAGGACAACGACGTCTTTATCCCGCTGCACCTTGTATCTAAGGCCACTATGACGGAGCCGGTTAAACGTAAGAAACCAGACAGCATACATATCGGCTGCGACGTCGCACGTTTTGGCAACGACAAGACGATTATCGGGTATAAGGTTGACGAGCGTGTTTTCCCACTGAAAAAGCGGAACGGGCAAGACCTTATGAAAACGGCCGACGATATTATTATGCTTGGCGAAAGCCTGATTGAGCAATACGGCTATACCGAAAAAATCCCGGTGAAGGTTGACGACGGCGGACTCGGGGGCGGAGTGGTTGACAGGCTTAGGCAGATTAAAAAGCATGACCCCGAGCGTTTTCGCTGGCTTGAGATATTTCCTGTTAATTTTGGAGCCCGGATAAAGCATAAGCACTATCATGACAGCACGTCCTATATGATGGGCATTGTTAAAAAGCTGCTTATGCCGCATGACGAGGACGGGACCGAAAAGCCGGTTGAACTTATCTTACCGGACGACGACGACCTTATCGGCCAGTTATCTACCAGAAAATACGAGTTGACCTCGAATAGCAAAATAAAGGTAGAAAGCAAGGAGGAATACAAGAAGCGCGTTAGCGGTATCGGCAACTTAGGCGGTGCGTCACCTGATGAAGCAGACTGCATTCTCTTGCTATGTTTACCGGTACGGATAAAGAAATAATGTGCGGTACGCACGAAAGCAAGGAAAATGTTCGACTGAAAACGTCGCGTCCAGGAACGCGGACCGGTCGAACGGCTCTTTATAGGAGGAGGAAAGCCAAACAATGGGCAATAAAATGGGGCGCATAGCGACGCATATTATTAAAGCGGCTACGGCGCCGATAACTAAGGCCGATAAACCAACACAGGTATCGGGACAAAGCAATGCCTCAATTTGGGCTACTCCGTCCGTAGATCAACGCGGCTTAAAGGTGATGGTGTCGCAATCTTCCATACTGCCGCAATGCATCAGGGCCTACAAGAACAATATAGCCGGCTTCGGTATCGGCGTCCGTTATAAAGAGGATTATCCCGAGGAAACGCTAGAGATGATAGATGAATTTACGCGCGCCGAGGAAATAATCGAGCTCCTTAATATGGATATGGACACGAAGGAAATATTTGAGGACGCTATCGAGGCACGAGAGACTTACGGCGTATCATATATCGAGGTTATGCGTAATCTTGCCGGCGAGGTTACGGGGGTTGAATTTATTAAGGATACGCCATCAATCCGCAAGACTACGCCGCTTGAACCCTACATTGAAATAGAGTATACCTTTTGGACAGATACGGAAAAACGTCCTCGGTCGCGGCGCAAGCCTAAAATCCCGGCTAATGTCTCGGAACCCGGCGCCAAAATTTATACGCCCCGTATTGAAAAGCGGCCGCGTAAATTCTGTAAGTATAAGCAGGAAATCAGCGGCAAGGTCGTTTACTTTAAAGAAATCGGCGACCCGCGTATAATGAATAAAGCTACCGGCGATTACCTGAAAGACGGCGAGACGCTGGACCTTGATAAGCAGGCAAATGAAATTCTTGAGTTTGCTATCGGTACGGAGACATACGGGGAAGTACGCTGGATAGGACAGGTACTCGGAGTAGACGGGAGCCGTAAAGCCGAGAATCTGAATAACCGGTATTTCGAGGAAGGCCGGCATACACCCCTTCTTATTATGATTAAGGGAGGCACGCTGACGGAAGACAGCTTTTCTAAGCTCCAGCAGTATATGAACGACATTAAAGGCGAAAAAGGCCAGCACGCCTTCATTATACTTGAGGCTGAAAACGCTGATAACAGTACAGCTCTAACCGACGAGAAGCAGCCGGAAATTGAGATCAAGGACCTGGCGTCGATTTTGCAAAAAGATGAATTGTTTCAAGATTATCTTGATAACAACCGGCGAAAGGTGCAATCATCCTTCCAACTTCCTGACCTTTACGTCGGATATACGACCGACTTTAACCGGGCGACCGCGCAGACGGCTATGGAAGTTACGGAAAAGCAGCTCTTCCAACCGGAGCGCCGCAGTATCGCATGGGCCATCAACAATAAGCTTCTTAACGGGTACCAGTTTCAATATGTCGAGGCTTATTTTCTTGAGCCCGATATTACGAATCCCGACGACCTTGCTAAAATCCTTAACGTAACGGAACGGGCCGGCGGCCTTACGCCGAATAAGGCGAAAGAGATAACTTACTCGCTTATGGGTGAAATTTCAGAAGACTATACCGGAGACTGGGGAGATACGCCGCTTCAATACCTTAAAAGCGTTATGACCCCTTCGGAAATCACGCCTCCTGCAGGTTTAAGTACACAGCTTACGAAGCAGATACAAAAAGCGGCGGCCGACAATAACGACGCAGTTGTTGCCGTGATGAAGGAGGTTCGTGACGTTCTTACCAGACTGGGGGCGGTAACATGATTTGCGGTTGCGGAGCACTTATAAAAGTGATTGACGCATATATTGAAAAAGCGGACGGCGACCTTGAGGATACTCTCGACGAAGCCGGCTTTATTGATGCTGAGGATACGGTAAAAGAAATCGCAACGCTTGAGGACCGTGTTGCTCGGGCGCTGAAAAAAGAAACGAAGTATATTATTGACGCCGCGGAGCAGGCTGATAACCTTACGGCATTTGCGGCCGCCTGGGACGAGATTAGGCTCGGTGATACT